CTTTTTTATAATCAACAGATTGTTTTCAGACCTTGTCCCATGCAAGTATATCAAGTTGAATTCCAGATAAGCCAACAGCCAATGGATTTGATTGCTGATAGTGATTCTCCAGAACTTGATGAATGGTATTTGTTCATTTGTTCAATAGCCGCCAAATTGATCTATACAGACTTTCCCGATCCAGAAGGAATGGCGTATCTGATGCCAATCTATCAAGATCAACTGCAAATGGCCCAAAGAAGAACGCTGAGGCAAATGGGAAGTCAGAGGGCAGCGACTATATTTAGCCAACCAGGAAGGCCATTGGCTAGCTGGTTCTGGGGAACTGAGTACAGCGGGACAAGTTAATGAGCTATAATCCAAATATTCCTCAATCCACAAGTAAAAGAGCTATATCGCAAAGACAGATTCTTGCTAATTATCAGGCTATTTTCAATACATTTGCAGAAAATCATGCAGCATTGGGCACTGCAAATCAGGGCAGGCACAATGTTTTGATATTAAGATCACAAGGATCAGATCCAGCAACAGGCGCCACACAGACAGCTTTATACAATAAACTTGTTGCTAGCGTTCCTAACCTGTTTTTTAGGCCCAACAGCAGCCAAACTCCTATACAGCTGACCTATCCCTCCATTAGCACATCCCCAAGCGCCACAAGTCAATATAGCTTTGTTGCCGGACCATTCATTGTTTATGGAGGAAGGGTGAATGGAGTTACGAATGGTCAAGTAATTGGTCCATTATCTCCTGGAGCAAATTTGAGATATGTTGGCATAGCAACAGAAAGAGGCCCAAGCGACTTAGACATCGATTTGAATTATGCTATTCCCACTAATATATCAGGCACTTCCTTTACTGTTAGATTCCAAGGTACTATTACTCCCGCAACCAGAAATATTACATATTTGGCAATAGGTCAATAATGACAATTCCTCCAGAAGAAAACACTCCCTATAACGCAAATATTCCTAGGCCAACTGATGATCTAGCATCAACACAACCTAATTTTTTAAATAACTTCTTTCAGCTATACGAAGCTTTTAAAAAAAATCATGGAGCATTAGATGCTGGAGCGACAAATGAAGGAAATCATACAGTCGTTGAGATGCTTGAACAGCCTGGATCTTTTCAGACAGATGTAGGAGAAATATCCGTATATTCGAAAATAGTTGAAGGACAGACTGACCAGTTATTCCTAAGATTTCAAGGGAATGGCACAGAAGTTCAAGTGACAAATTATCAAATATATGGCCCTGTAGCATTAGCAGGACAAATTATTTATATGTCTTTTCTTCCAGGGAAACTACTTTGTTTATTTGGTTCTTTTTTTCCGCCTAACCTTCCAGATGGAAAGACGATCCAACTATCGCCATACATAATGAACAACATCATGGCATTTAACATATGTGCTTCAGATGTAGTAGGACATGTAATTCCTACATATAAAATATTGCAAAATATACCAGGAATAAATACATCTATTCAATTTTTTCAATTAAGCCCAGTGGGATATTTCTATTTCTGCATAGGTAATATATGACATTTTCTCCTACAACTCCACAATCACAGCCATCGCCTGCTGCTACACAAGCTCAAATACAAACCAATTTCGCAGAATATGCCCGAATATTTGCTTTGAATCATAGTGCGGTTAACACCTCTAATCAAGGGGATCATGAAGGTGTAATTCTTACAAGACAGACTGTAGACCCAGGAGTTACAGAAGATCTAGTGGCAGTATATTGTAAAGATGCAACATCAAAAGCAGGAACTCAACCGCAGTTATTTGCGAAAATAAAGAAATTTCTTCCTAATTCCAAAGACACGCAGAATGCTCCGAATATTCCAATGCAATTAACTTATAACGCGGTTAACGTTGCTGGCCCGCAATATCAAAGCTTCTTGCCGGGTGGGTATCTTTTGTATTTTGGCGCTGTTTCGGGAGTAACTGTTCCCAATGTTACTATCGCAAACACTGTTATTTTATCTCCAGCACCAACAGAAATCGTAGTTGCAATAGCTATTCCTAACACAATGACATCAGTAGGCACTCCTATTCCATTTACAGTGTCCACACTCGTAAATACTACGACAAATGATAGGTTTACTATTTATTCAGGGGGGAATTTTAGTGGTCCACCAATTGCCTACAGTTTCACGTATTTAGCAATAGCAAGGGCGTAATATGTCAACATCTAGCTTCTTAATAGGTCCAGTTAAAGATGGTGTTCGGAAAGACGTTAAACCCTGGGCTACACCGGAAGATTCCTTTGAATCACTTATAAACGCCTATCAATTCAGGGGCAGAGTAGTGAGGCGACAAGGATATACAGCTCTAGGAAGACTTGCTAATGGAACTCCTGTAATGGGATTGAAGACTTGGGAGCAATTAGGCATCAATGTTCAGACACTAATTGCTTTCGACACAACGACCGCATATGAATATAATGGCACAACATTTGTCACCCTACCATCCGTAATGCCAGTTGTATGGAGCGGAACAGACTATCAATTCTTTTATACTGCAAATTATGCAAATGCCTTTTGGGCTACTAATTCAAAACCTGGATTAAATGGGTGGGCAATATCTAATTTTGCAGGATCGGCAGGCGTTGGGAATACTGCAACTGTAAATGTAACATCTGCTGGAAATGCCGTGGCGATAGGTGATTATGTATATTTTATAAATTTATCCAATGCGGTTGCTGCTAATGCTGCTGTTTTAGCAAGAGTAACAGTTGCAGGTAATCCATTTACGGTAACTGCTGTAAATCAACCTACGACCTCAACATTTACTTGGACTAATGGAGCGACAGCAACAGGATTTGTTTTTGATTCCATGAAAACTATTACAGGGCAAGACGGCATAAGATATTATGGGGTTCTTCGCAATGGTACGGGATGGGCAAATTACAATCCTCCTATTGATATAAATAATGCTTTACTTGGCGCCCTTTTAATCTTTCCTTATCGTGGATATCTTGTATTTTTGAGTACAACTGAAGGAAATGAGCAAGCACAATCAAATTATCCCAATAGGGCCAGATGGACACAGATCGGAACACCATATTATTCTGAACCCGTTCCAGTCTTTCCCAACATACAAGGAGTAGATGTCAATGCGGCGCGTGATGATCTTTTTGGAAGAGGTGGCGCTAATGATGCTCCTACTAATGAAAGTATTGTGGGCGCTGCTTTCATTCGTGATATTCTTGTTGTTTATTTTACCCGTAGCACTTGGCGTTTACGTTTTGTCAATAATGCACAAAATCCTTTCGTATGGGAAAGAGTAAACATAGAATTAGGAAGTGATTGTACAGGCAGCACTATTCCATTTGATAAGGGATTAATGGCAATTGGAAATAGGGGTATTGTGATCAGTGATGGTAATGATACAATACGGTTCGATGAAAAAATCCCTGATGAAATCTTTAATATTCGGCAGAGTAATTTTGGGTTTAACCGGGTGCAGGGTATTAGAACATTCAGATCAAGACTCAGCTACTGGACGATACCGATTGATGAGAATTCGGATGGCACTTACCCAGATCAAGTGCTAGTTTTTAACTATGAGACGAAAACTTGGGCATTATTTGATGATGTGTTCACCTGTTTTGGGTACTTTTATCCAGGAGCATCTGGAGAAACATGGGCAGATCTTACTGATTCATGGTCATCATATGGGTCCTTATCCTGGAATAGTGGTAATTCATCGGATGGATTTGAAACTATAATTGCAGGTAATCAGCAAGGGTATGTATTCAAATTAGAACAAACAGATGGGCAGAACTCTCCATCACTAAGCATTTCGGCAATTACAGCAGGTAATCCCGGAGTATTCACCAGCGTTAACAACAACATGCCTGATGGGACATGGATTTACTTGACAGGCATTACCGGAACGACAAGTGCTGATGGTGTGTCATTAAACGTAAGGAACTTTAAGGTTTCAAAGGCATTAACCACTGACAATACCTTTATCTTAAACGAATATAAGCCAATTCCAGCTGGAAATGCTACAGGAGCATCTTTTACTTATGATATTGATTATACTCCTATAATTCCTGGTTCAGTGCAAATAAACGTTGGGACCACCATTGTTTTCAGAGATGTGGCATTGAATGGGATTCTAGTGGAAGATTCGGGATTAGGAAGCGGAACCATTAATTATCAAACGGGAGTGGTAACTCTGACTTTTACTCCCATAATAGTTGCTTCTGCCGTAAATATTAGAGTGGTTACATATGACCCAGATCAAGGGCTTTCCCCTGTTCAAACAATAGGAGTATATGGTGGAGGAGGAGAAATTACCAAAATTAGCAATATTGACATATCAACTAAGTATTTTAACTTCTTTGGGAATGATCAACGCGCAAGGCTTAGCAAAATTGATTTTTATGTTGATAAAACAGATTCAGGACAATTTACTTGTAACCTTTTTGGTGACTCCAGCGACGTTCCTGTTAATACACCGCTGTCTGATAATCCTGAGAGCAATGTTGTGTTAACAACGATTAGTCCATATCAAGTAGGATCAGGAGATGAAGTTATTTATAGACTGTACGCTGATTGTATAGCACAGACACTACAGACGCAAATAACATTTTCTGATCAACAAATGGCGGTAACTGCTATCAATAGAGCAGATGTTGAACTACTGGCAATGATGTTTACAATGCGTCCTGGGGGAAGGGTAATATGACGCTTCCTACAAATCCAAGAGAACCATTTACGCCTTTCCTTCCGACTACTTATAATATTCCCGAAGAAGATGACCGTGGTAAAACGTTCTTGCAAGATCAGCTAGCGCAGCATTCTGATGTAATTAATGATAAGAAAGTTGGTGTATATGTCGAGGAAACATCGCTTTTAAACGGAAATAAGCATTGGTATGCAAATACTCAGATTACTCGAAATGGGTACCAAAGCTTTGTGTTTATTAGAAGCCTTCCTAATGCAGGGGTGATGGTCATTGATGCAAATAGTGATCCTGCATTTCCCATTGAAGATATACAGCCTGAATTTCTCATGTGGCATGTATGGGGCACAGCATCACTTCCTCCTTCAGCAACTTTGGCAGGAGATGGAGATTTCTTTAGTTTTATGGCTCAAGGGGATACTAGGATAAGCTTTACCATGACAGACATGGTGTTGACTATTACCACAACTGTTGATTTATCTTCTTATTATGGATTCATTGTGTGTGAATTCATTCGCGCAGGAACAAACGGGATTTAATCTATTCTATTCTTTGCTTTATTCGTGAATCAGATAACATGCAGCACTCTTTACTATTGAGAGATCCTTCAATTCGGCATACTCTACGGTCAATATCGGTAAGTTTTTCGTCTACCTTTTCTATCCTAGAAGAAAGTTTCTCGTCGAGTTTTTCTATTTTTCGATCTAGTCTAGAATAGAAAAACCATAACATTATTCCCATAACAATCAATTGAGCTATATCAAGAGTTTTTGCAATTTCTATTATTGATTCCATATTTTATTTCCTATTTCTTTCTTCAATAGCGCAAAGCCTTCCATGAAAATCTCTCATATCTTCTCTTATAGCATCGACTGTATGATGAATTGCGTCAATTTTAGCATCGGTATGTAGATATAATGGAATGGTGCTTCCTAATATTGTAAAAAGAACAATAGAAAGCTCGATGATGGGCTGCCATTGGATATTGTTTTTTTGATTATCTTGCATTTTATCTCCAAGGGTTTCACTCATCATAGCACACTTTATTCGTACATGGAATGTAAAACAATTTGTAAATATATTCTTAAAATTTCAATTTATGTTATTGTGAAAATAAAATTATGAGGTCGATATGAATCCAATGATGATGATGGCAATACCCTCGATATTGTCTGCAATAGGTGGACTCACCGGGGATAAAGCAAAGCAAGGGTCTACTTACACAAAAGGCCAAAGAAATACTATTGATGATGTATTAAATAGCATCAGAGATATGAGGGGGGGAGCCCAGGACGTTACGCAAAACCAGAATTATCAAACTGGTCAAGACTGGCTCCAAGGCATGTTTAATGATCCTCAATTCTTTGACCAATTCGAAGCACCATTGCAAAGGCAATTTCAAGAACAAACCGTTCCAGAACTAGCAAATAGATTCGCAGGAATGGGTTCTGGTGGTTCTACAGGTTCAACTGGTTTTAGAAACCAACTTGCAAGAGAGGGAAGCAACTTAAGTACAAACTTAGCGGCTCTCCGTGGTGGGATGCAACAACAAGCGATCCCTCAATTGCAATCTTATGCACAACAGCCATTCAGCAACTTGATGAATCTATATCAACAAGCTCTACAGCCGACTATGAATCAATACACTCCTGCATCTTCTGGATTTGGAGGAAATATAGGGGCTTCTCTGTTTAGCGGTCTATCTCAAGGTTATGGACAGCAATTTGGACAGGGAATGGCTGGATCAGGACAAGCGCCTGGAATGTCAAGAGGATATCCAGGACAATTTCCGGGAACTTATTAATACGAGAGAACTATGACAACAATACTTCCTGCAGAAACCTCACCATGGCAAGTGATAGATAAGGCAATAGGTAATCAGATTAGCCATAATCTTCCTGGTGCCGTACAACAGGGATATCAAAGGCAATTAGGACTAAATGCGCTTGATCAAGCTCAGGCAGATATAGCACAAGCTGGTGGAGATCCTTACAAGATTGCGATGGCCTTTGCAAAAGCGGGAGCACAGAATCCTAATTTAGAGCGCTCATTAGGTCCTTTAATGCAAACTGCTATGCAAGCAGGACGAGTACAGAATGCCTTTGGTCCTGGGCAAGCAGGAAGAGGCCCAGGCGGACAACCAGGACAGCCAGGACAAATGGGACAATTAGCAGTTTCTGGTGCAATGGGAAGATCTCCTATGCAACAAGAACAACGTCCTTTTCCTACGCCTTCACCATTTAACATCATGACTCCTCAAGATATGGTTGAAGAATCTAAAAGATATGCGGGCTCAGTTAACGATCCTAATGCATATCAAACAAGATTTGCTAGTCTACAAGATCAAAATGCAACGGCAACGGCCCAAAGGCAAGCTCTTGAAGAAGGCGCTTTAAATGCAGGGATTACTCCAGGAGAGCTTCCTAGATTTATGGTGGTTAATCAACATTTAGATCCCAGAAATCCGGCAGAATGGCTACAACAAGCGAAAAGAAATTATGCGGACGTAAAAAACAATGATGACATGCTTCGTAGAGCGTTTATACCAGGATTAGGAAATGGTTTGCTTGGACAAAATAGATCTGAATCTTTGAAAAGACTTGAAAAACCTGTTCAAGAAAATGCTAAGAGGGGATTAGAACAAGAGGATAGGAAATATTTAGCTGATAACTATCTAACTCCTACAGAAATAGAAACACTCTATCATCCTCCAACACCCAAGTTAGAAAAAGCCATTGAATCTATGCCTAAAGGAATATTCCCTGCGCAAAAGAAAAAGACATGGGGTGATGTAGCAGATGTATATAGGGGAAGAATGGACAAGAATCCATTTGTTTCATATGAAGAAGCCTTAGAAAGAGATCCAGCAGGAATGAAAGTTATGCAAGATAATCTAGCTAATTTCTTCTTAAAAAACGTAGACAAGAACACCTCTTTATTAGGTATTAGAGATCAGGCATGGGATAAGAAAGATTACGATTGGAGACAATTTGGTCCCGCATTAAGACAAGCACAGGAAATGGGTTTAAAATTGGAACCATTTCAAATAAGAGAAATGTCTACAATTGAAACACAGCCTCCGATTCAATCACTTCCTGATATATTTAAAGACATGTCAAGAATTCCAGCATTCCTAAGAGGTGCAAAGTGAATCCAATTTTCCAAGCTCTTGAAGAAGGTTATTCCGCAGAAGATGTTATTGGGTATATATCAAAAGCCATTCCCAAAATGGCTCCTGCAATAAAGAAGGCAACCAGTTCAGGATACACACTTCAACAAGTGCTTGGGTATATTTCAAAGGTCATGACGCCTCAAGAAAGCACAGGATTATCAGAAAGCCAAATCCATGAGAAAAACAGAAGAGCGGATTCTCAAATGGTGAAGCATGGCCTTGCTATGATCGCCTCTGCTGCTGCTGCTCCAGCTGTTGCATCAGGTCTAAAGAGCGCGTTGTCAAGAGCCTTACCGAACCCTCTAAAGTCTGGGTTAAATCCCACATCTTTGCCAGGCGGTCATACAAGTCCACTTCCTTTGCAGCAAACTTCTCCTTCTCCTGTTTCAACTGGAACGAATATATCTCCTCCATCGCCTGGTAACGTCCCTGCATCGGCGCCCATGCAACAAACAGGCCAATCACAAAACCAATTATCAAATCCCTTATCGACACAATTACCTCCTGGTCAAGGAGATAGTATATCACAAATAGAACAAAAACCTCAAATTGAACTATTTGGTAATGCTAAAAAGTATTTAGAATCATTAGGTATATTAGATACAGTTAAAGAAAGGTTATCAAGGGGTAATACTCCTGAAGCAGTTGCGGCATCCCTGAATATCAAAAGAAGCGGCGAAGCAAAGGTAGACAAAGAGCTATTAAAAAACATAGAAGAGTATGCTCAAAACATTCCAGAATCCACAAAAGAAAATGAAAATCAGCAACAAAAAGTTCCGGATTTGGGGGGAATGGCTAAGGGAATCTCAGATAATCTATATAGTGGATTATTTGAATCGTTGAAAAAAGGTTCTACTAAATTCGCAGGAATAGAAGATCCTATTCTAAAAAGAGCCAAAGAGCCTTTTGAAAAAGGATTAATAAAAAATGCAGAAGATTTGAGAAAATTTGCAAATGAAAAGCCCTCCATTGAAAAAACATCTATTGTATCTACTCCTCAAGGCATAGGAGAGGTCAAAGAGATAAGGAATGGCAAAGCCTTAGTGGCTGTAAATGGGAAAATCCATAAAGTTGATGAACAGGATTTAGAGCAAGAGCCTGAAGAAATAAGAACCCTTGATTTAGATTCAGCTGTAGAGGATTATTTATCACGCATTCCTGAATCACAAAAGTCATCTGTGATTGATGTTTCCTTATATGATCCAGAGAACCAAGAATTACAAGTCAGGTTTCCTAATGGTGATCAGTGGGTTTATGGACCTATTCCAGAGGAGATTTTCGAAAAAATTAATTCCATGACAGGCATCCCGGTATCTTCAGGTGAGAGTAAACTACGAGGTACTATTTGGGAAAAAGGCGTCGAGAACTCGGCTGGAGCAGACTTCTATAAGTTAATCAAGAAGATGGTTCGAGAAGGAAAAGTCAAAGAACGTAAATTAAAAACAGGCATAGATCTATTTAAAGGATTCACACGTGTCAAAAAAAGAAAGTAAAGATGCAGATCGAGCCAAACTTCTGGAATTCATGCATAAAAAAATACAAAAGACAATCAAAGAAAAGAAAAAAAAGAAATCATGATTATTTTTTTATTTCTTTCAATAAATCATAGAACATAGTGTGAAGGGTGTCGATACGAGAATTAGTAGCATCAATTCTATGAGAATTTGAAATGAACATGGTCACTAGAATCGCAGCAATTGCCAAGTTAACGCCAATAATTGCTAATGTATCGGCATGATCTCTTAGAAATGAAGGTTTTGTATCCATGATTTACCTCACTCCGTTATTTTTCAAATCTTTATGGCCTTGATCCATTAACCTCAAAGCATAACCAGCAGAAAGACCAATTACGGGATCTTTCATTATCCTATTGAATTCTTCTTCGTCAACATTTTCAGATAAATGCTTAATAGCATTTCCAAGACTCATTAGAAATAATGCGATAGCCCTTTTTGCCCCATGCGTTGCAATGATTTCATCCATTAATTTATCGCTATTTGGGCATTTCATTTTTATTCCTGGATTTTGTTGCTAATTCGTTAATAAGAGACTGGTGAATTGCATCAATCTCCTTCCTGGATATTCTGTAAGGGCTTCTAGGGCCATTTCCAACACGTATGGCGATTAGAAATCCTTTCTTAATTGCCCTTCTAATCGTTGTCTGGTGGACAGAGAATATAGCAGCAGTTTCCTTAATTGTCAAAAACTCGGAGCGCATCATAGAGCATAACCTTGCATAATCATGTGCATTTAAAATTTAATGTTATTAAGCCATAATCCGGTCAAATCAACAAGAGGTTTTATGACATCCCCATTTATCCCTTCAAGCTTTGTATATTCAGATGCCCCTCAAGGGGGTTCCGTAATGCCAATGGTGATTGCTCCCCGCAATCCATCTAACACAATAGATACACAATATGCGGCCGGATATTTCTGGCTCTCTAGCCTGGATATGAAGGATGCCGCAGGTAATGCTGGCTCCGGAAACATGTACTATCAAGGAGGGAATGTAGCAGGGATCCCAAGTTGGACTCTTGTTTCAAACTCAGCTGGAGCATTGAATACTTTATCTGATGGATCAACCACAGTGGCTCCTATTGGTGGTAATATTGCATTATTAGGAACCGCCAATCAAATTACCATGACAGGCAGTGCGCCAGGCCATAGTATAACTTCTTCAATTCCTTCAAACTTTGTAGCCCCAGGGTCAATTACTTCTACAACCACTATGACAGTGGGTACCGATTTAGTTGTTAATGGAACATCTACATTTACAGGAGGCATTACCTTTGCAGGAAACGTCACTGTAGGCGGCACATTAACTGTAGTAGGTGCCACAACATTGGCAGCTTTAACGCAAGTTGGCACTACATTAATTAACGCATCAGGAGCGGCAAATACAACAATTGGTACAGGTGGCACAGGTACTCTATCTTTAGGTAATGCTACCGGGAACACAGCACTTACAGGAAGTTTCTCTACGCTTACTGCGGCAGGAACATTCGTAGTTGGAACAGCTGCTCAAACAGGAACGACAACTATTGTCTCAAGTACAGCAGCAAATAGTGTATTGATTCAAAATGGCGTAAACGTTGGCGCTCAAATTACAAGCATTAACAATGGCGCAACAGCAGCTGACAGCACAGTAAATATTCTATCAGGGTCAGGATCAGCTGGAACTGCAAGCTTGCTAATGGCAGATAACCCAAGAGTTGCAACTATTGATTTGGGTAACGTAGCACCCGCTGCTGCTAGATTAACTACAATTGCAGGTGGAAACCAAGCACAAAACGATACCGTAACAATTTTAGGTGGAGCTGCATCTGCAGGTACACAAACCTTCAATCTTTTCTCTGGAAACTCAGCTGGAGCAACTCAAAACGTCAACATTGGCACAGGAACCGGGGCTGTAGGAATCAACATTGGAACAGGCGCTACTGGCGTTAAAACTATTGCAATAGGCGGTACTGCAGCAAACGTAATTACAGTTGGAAATACGCAAACAGGTGGTTCAATTTCAATTGGTGCTGCCTTAACTACTGGTACAATAACTCTAGGCTCTACTGGTGCTGGAACTGGCACTGCAACATTATTTGGTGGAACAGGAGCTCAGACAATTAACCTGGCCAACTCTACAGGCGGTAAAACTGTAGCAATAGCCACAGGGGCTGGAGCTAATTCCGTTACTATTGGTTCTACTAATACAACATCAGCTACAACAATTCAGGCAGGTTCAGGTGGCGTTAACCTTACTGGTGATGTAAATCTTACAGCTGTTGCAACAAAGATTAGTATGAATGGTGGTGCAGCAACAGACTTCATAGGAACCGCAACATTGATTGGTGGTCAAGCAACCATATTGAACACAAATATTGCAGCTGGTGACCGCATCATGATCAGCCGATCAGCATTAAATGCGTCTCCTGCTCTTGGATTCTTGATTTATACAATTACTCCAGCTACAAGCTTCTTAGTAGAGTCAATTAGTGCAGCTGGCGCAGCTGTTGCGACAGATGTATCTAGCTTTTCATATGTAATTGTTAGACAGACCTAAGAGGGAATTATGTTAAAATTAAAGTCATTTATATGTGTCGAAGTAAATGGGAAAGAATATGAGTTTTCATGCGCTCCAGATGCAGCATTACCGGATGCAATTGAAGCAAGCTCCCAAATTAATGCTTTTTTAATAGGAAGAATGGAGCAAGCAAAACTTGCTAATGAAAAAAACAAACCTCAAGAAACACCTGAAGTAAAAAGCGAGTAGATATGTCAAATTACTGGAATAATCAATTGATGCTTCCTGCTCCAGAACTCATAGAAACTATGACGGGCAGCAATGTTCTAATAGGTACCCTTTTGTTTAATCCAGTAAAACTCATATTAGACAATCAATCCACTGTTTCAATTGTTATCTCTATATCTTTTGATGGAGGGACAACATTGATTCAGTGGCATACATTTCCTGCTGGTGAGGCTTTAATTCTAGATGAAGATCTTTACAGCTTCCCAAAAGGCACTTCTTTTTATGGGAATGGCGCATCTGGTGATTTTTCGGTTTCATACTGTTATCTAAAACAATAGAGGTGTAACTTGAGCCAAATTATAAAAAATTTACTATCTGGCCCAGTCCCACCTGCGGTTCCTACATCCTTTGTAACAGATGTTAACTCTCCTTCAGTACCAGTAGCAAATATAGAAAACGTGATTGGCGGGGTTACGAATGCCAATACAACCGCTGGTATTAGAACAGATGGATCTTCTGGAGGAAATACTTTAACAGTCCAATTAACAAATACACAGAACGACACTGTAACTACTACTGATGCAACGCCAACGGTATTATCTACCTTTACAATGCCAGCAGTTCCTGCAGTGCAAAATTATGAGTATAAGATTTCTGCATTTAATGCTACAGATTCACTTGGGGCCATCTATCTTATAATTGCAGGAGCTAGAACTTCAGGGGTAGCAGCTTCTTCATTGAATACTGCAGATATCACTACCATTGAAGAAGGCGCAATGTCTGCATGCGTGGTTTCTTTTGGAGTAGCAGGAAATACAGTGACAGTAACAGTCACAGGAATTGCAGCTAAGACCATTCGTTGGGCTTCTCAACTCAGATATACACAGGTGATCTAATGCCAGGTTTTGATAATAATACAATGTATGCGGATAACGTGGATTTTAGAGGCGTTAGTCCTGTTGTGCCACAAGTTACAACTGACGGTCAATTATTGATAGGTTCTACTGCAACTCCACATATAAAAGTTGGGACATTAGGATCGTCTGATAGCAGCATCACTTGGACTGTAGGAAGCGGAACGATTACCGGACAGGTAACAGGGGGAACAACATCGCTAAAGACACTTACACCTGACAGCGGTGGAGCCCAATCGCCAACAGCTGGTAATATAAACACTCTTGGTTCTGGAAGCATAACTACAGTAGGAAGCGGAAGCACAGTAACCACTCAGCTAACTGGGCTTACCAATCATGCGGTTTTAGTGGGAGCTGGCACAACAACAATCACGAAGCTAGGAGTAGGAACTAACGGTCAGGTACTTCTAGGAGCAACAGCTGCCGATCCTGCATTTGCAACATTAACTAGTTCAGATGGATCAATTGCATTTACAACTGGCGCGAATTCTCTTAGTTTACAAGTGGCAAGCGGAACCGCCGTCGGGAAAACAATTACAGGAGATACTGGCGGAGCTCTTAGTCCTACTGCTGGAAATTGGAATATCCAAGGCGGAGCAGCATTATCAGCAGGAACAAATGCAAGCGTAACAAGCGGCTCAGGAAGCACCTTAACCGTAACCTCAATAAATACCGCAAAATGGATTGTTGACGCTACTGCGAATAGAGGAACCCAAACAACAATTCAAGCGGCAATTACAGCGGCATCTTCAGGAGAAACTGTATTTATCAGGCCGGGAACATATACAGAAAATATTACCTTGAAAGCAGGGGTTAACTTAACAGCATTCGGATGTGATGCGTCATTAAACGGTACTGGGCACGTTATCATTTCCGGCACATGTACGCTTACTGCTGCAGGTACGGTTACCATTTCAGGGATTCAGTTGCAAACCAATTCCGCTGCTTTGTTGGCGGTAACAGGAACCGCGGCTTCCGTGGTTACTTTGAATAACTGCTACTTGAACTGCACAAATAATACGGGCATTACCTTCTCATCTTCAGATGCCAATGCTCAAATAAACATTTTCAATTGCAAGTGTGATACAGGAACTACAGGTATAGCTTACTTTTCGGACAGCTCCGCAGGGACGTTATCGATTTTGCAGAGTGAATTTTTAAATACTGGTGCATCATCTACAGCAAACACGAAATCAGCGGGTCAGCTCTTAATAAAAACATCCACATTTAGATTGCCGATAACTTATTCATCTTCTAATACAGGAACCAATTTCCAAGGATGTGCATTTAATACAGCAAGTACTAACACTGCATTCTTGACGACCTCGGGAACTGGAATTGTAACAATTGCACAGTCATCAATTTCTTGCGGAACAGCTTCATGCGCATCAGTGGGAACCGGAACTGTTTTAGGCATCAATCAATGTATCATTAACACCTCGAACACGAACGCACTCGATGGCGCAGGCACAATAAACTACTCGGACTTGTCGTTTACGGGCACATCATTCAAGATAAATGTTACCACTCAAAATGGTGGGCTTTTAAAGGGAGGACAGGTCCAGGCCCCAACTGCGGGCTTTATTGGTGAGCAACTAAGAGCAACTCTTGCATTAGGATCGGCCACTTCCGTAACCAACAATACGGCAAAAAACGTTACAAGCGTTAGCTTAACTGCTGGAATATGGGATGTAACAGGAATAGTTTGTCTTCGCAATGCCACGACTGGAACTGGATTGAGCATGGGTATATCAACAACCAGTGCTACCTTGCAAAACAACTATGGTGACGATACGATATTGACGCCAACCTTTTCAACAGCGACAAGTGACAGCTGCATGACTTGCCCGGCCTTACGGATAACATTAACAGCAACTACAACCGTTTACTTAGTCGTATTTGCTCTGTTTACTGTAGGAACTCCGGTAGCTTACGGCAGAATCTCAGCGACAAGGGTGGGTTAATTAAAATATAGCCTACCATGGACCTGGGAAATTCTGAATAGTATATTCATTATCCTTTGGGGTCCCGCTTTCAGGCTCAATTTTAGTTTCATCTTGCAAGAAAAGAAAGCAATGCGTAAAAAATATAGTTAATAAATATTTCATATAACCTCTCTTTTGGAGAATTGTATAATGCCTATTAAGGGAAAAAGCAAGAAAGAAATAGTCAAAACGGAAATGCATAAATTCAAAGAAGGCAAGTTACATAGTGGAGCAAAGAAAGGCCCTGTAGTTACTAATCCCAAACAAGCAATTGCAATTTCAATGAGTGAAAGCGGTCAATCTAAAAAGAAAAAGGCAAAGTAATGGACAAAAAGATAAAGAAAATCGAGAAAAAAGAAAAATCAGTTTTGAAAGACACTAAGAGTCTTTTGAAAGCTGATAAGAAACAAGATGCCAAAATGGCCAAAATGAAGAAAAAAGGCTGTTGATATGAGGTGTGTGTGGATTTTAAGTTTATTACTCACCAGCTGCACCATAAGTTTTCAAAATGTGAGCACTCATGGAACAGCTGATGATTTAATAGATGAAACATCCACACCAAATGTGGATGCCTCAGTTAGCTTGCCGATAATTCCAAGGGTGTAGGTCGAGGAGTTCTACTAGTCATTGCTCCGGATTCATGTTCTGGGGCGAATCTAACCGTTGCTCTTTCATCTACTTTTTCTAAAGTCCTTCCAAATATTCTATCAGATTCTGCATCAGAGATTTTAGAATGAGTAATGACCACTCTACCATCCTTTATATGCATAGTAGAAAGAACTCTTTCATGCCTAGCAGCTATGGGAATTACTGGCTGCACGGTTATAGATTTATTTTCCGAATATTTCGCAGGGACTTCTTTAGCTTGTGGAGGAGCAGTTTTAGGCTTACACCAAGATAAACACGAACAGCAGCTCATATACACCTCAAAGAAATTTTAGTATTACTTAACAGCATTCTAAACTTATCGGTAATATTTTTATCGACAATTTCACTAGGAAAATTTAATTTGCAGTAATCTGACCAAAATTGAAACTCAATTTCCTCAAGTTCTTTTATGAATTCCTTATTTGGATAGACATCCAATATAATGAAATCTTCTTTATGTATTTCCAACGATTGTCTTTTCTTGGGTCTATATGAGAAATAAATGGCCTGAGATGCATTTGTTACGGAAATTTGATGCTGTAATTGGCAAATATAGTATTCTGGAATTTCACAAACGGAAGCAGCATCGTGGACAGCTTTATTCGGACATTTTATTTCTAATACCACATTATTAGTTATATTTATTCCATCCAACGATGCTGCTTGCCAATAGAACCGATCGCTTTGATAAACGCAGGGGTCAAACTGAGTTTTTAAAACTTCACAAGCGATATCTCTAGCTTCAGGTTCTAACGTTACTCCTCTTTGCATGGCCTTATTCATAATGATGGGCCTTGACATACACATCATTTCTTCCCATACGTCTAAGGATGTTTTATAAGGATTTAATCCTACTAGACAAGAGGCTGTCGTAGCCATTACGTGTCGTTCACGGTATAAATGCCATTCAGGAGTGCCTTGAACTAAGTTTAATCTAGGCATTTACCACCGCATGGTCTTCCACATCCCTTTTTATTTTCTCTAAATTTACTTCTATCCATTTTGTAACTAAAGCAGCTTGACTCTCTTTCAACTGTGAAAAATCAGACACATTCCATTTCTCTAAAATATATTTTTTACAATTATTTTTGAAAGCTTCTTCTGTTAATTCATACTTTGAATTCAATTCAGACAGAAGATTGGCGGCTATTATGGGATCAGAAGAGTTATTTTCCAAGGGATTTCTAGGTTTTATATCTTGAATTTGAATATTTATTTGTGGTTTTTTCTGAGATCTTGGAGAAATATCTTCATGTTCTACAGTAACAACATCTGCTTGATCCATTTCTTCTTTTATATATAACCCAGCAAGTTGGTGAGGGAATGCTTTTCTAAGAGCAGCAGCTTCTGCTACTTTTGCAAGCATAACTTTAGGCATTTTAGCCCAAAATTGTGTAAGCTCTTGTTTCCCTGTTTTTTTGTTATGAAATTTCTGACAGTACTCCGAAAAGTCTGCCTCATACGAAACTTCATGCCAAGTTCCATCCTTTGTATATTTCTTTACAAAAGAGGTCGCGGAAAGAAGATTGCCTTGAGAGTCATATTTATATTCAGAAGCCCTTCCAGGAGCATAACATTCCGTTCTTTCAGCCACCAATCTAAGACCATCGATAGAGGTCTGTGTTGTCATGGAATCTCTACCAAGTTTGCTATCCCATCTAAATACAGCATAAATCTGCTTGCTGATAGGACATAGATTAGTTTTAGCGCAAATTGATTTAAACAGCTTAAATTCAGACGGTGTCGCCCCTTTGCAGTAAGTGTCAATGATCAATTGCTCATCTTCTGGTGTCCAAACGGACAGCGTATTTTGTTGTGATACTAGCCCCATATAATTCCACTCCCTTTTGTTTCTATAAATTTTTTTCCAATTCTTAATGTCTTTACTAATTCCGTCTTACGTTCTGTAACCACGTAGCAATCACTCCACCAATATTTTTCATAAAAAATAACATTGTCAGCTAGGTCTATGAAAAGCAACTCATACCAATCACTTTTTTTAAATCTATAGATCATAAACCACCTCACAGAACCATTCTTCGTCAGCAACAAGAGCTGCCATTTCGCGCTCTCCGATACCAATAGAGCGGCAAATTATCTCTGCTTCATCCATACCATTTCTCAAGGCCTCTGCAAGTATTGGCCCGAACTCTGAAACGAAAAAGGAAGAGCAAACTGTGCTTAATGCTTCTCGTGCTTTCATTGAGTCCTTGTCCATTGCCATCTGAAGCTTAAGGTCAGAAGCATAAGAAGGGACATCACATGGTGACATATACATTTTAAATTCCTTGTGTTAAAACCGTAAAACCGTTACGATCAATACTCATTATCACAAAAGAATGTGATTTGTTGCAACAAAAAACGAAAACTGGGTAAAGAAAAATGAAGCTAAAAGAATATGTTGATGACACTGGCATTACATTAGCGAAGTTGGCAAAGAGAGCGGGAGTGTCCCATTCAACAATAAAGAATGCTTTTTTACAAAAGAACTTGACGCTTGAAAACGCATATAGAATTCACCTTGCTACAAAGAAAAAATGCACACTACCAGAGTTATTGTCAGAGCAAGTAATAGAAGCCATAAATCGGGATTTTGTTGATCAGGCTGCTGGCGAAAGTAGCTCATAAATAACTCCTAATAATAGGAGTATTAGCACCAAGAATAAAAAAGCGCAAATCCTATAATCAGGATCCGATTCAAAACTTACGAGAAACTTATTAATAAGTGCCCTCATATATGCTCCAAGAAATGATATTCAGCCCCGAAGGAACATATATGAAATTTGAAATTATATAAAGATAAAAATAAAAACATTTGACAAACCAAAATTTTTTATGCAGATAAGAGCATTCACTTTTACCAGAGAAAATGTCATGCATATTAAATTTTGTTCTTGTTGCACTAAAAATTTGAAAACTTTGGACGTCGTTTTTGACCTTTATAAAAATATTTGTGAATGCTATTTATTTGAACGAAAACCTTTTTCGTTGCCAAATATAGGGCTCATAGAATTTTCTCTATCCATCTTAGAAAAGAAGGGATTGGTTTTGAGTGTCGAGGATGAAAACTCGGATTTCATAGTCAAACCTTTAGGAATCTATTTAGAAGAGACGTTTATCTGTGCAGGCATATGCGAAGGGAAGGGGATAATGAAATAATCTGGTAAACTATGCGCCGTTATGGCACAGTGCAGAAACGAAAAAACCCACTTGGCGGTGGGTTAATTTCGCGGATAGCGTTTGAAAAACGATATCTAAGATGGGAACGTCTGAATAACACCTATCTTAGTATATTTCTCCATTTTATTCAAACGTTATCCCCGATAAAAAAATCATTTATAGGGGCTACCCGTGTCTGAAAGATTTATAAAGTTTATCCCATCCGAAGAAGCATTCTGGTTAATGCAATATAAACCAAATGCATATCTACTACTTGCGCACATAGCCAACACAGCCCGCAGATATAATGGCCATCCTGATGGATTACTCATTGGACAATGTCATTTGCAGTCATGGACGTTTTATGGTTTAACGGAACGCCAATATCGAACCGCCAAAGAAATTCTAGTAAAACGCAAACATATAATAATTATTCAAACTAACAGAACACGTCAAAAATCGACGACCGGAACGACGACCAATTCTACACTTGTACAACTCTTAGAATCAACGTTTTGGGACATAAATCCAGAAACTAACGACGACCGAAAAGACGACCGAGCGACGACCGAGCGACGACCGAGCGACGACAAACAAGAAAGAATAAGAAAGAATAAGAAAGAAAAAGAAGTAACCACCACCAAACCTCCTCCACCAAAAAATGCTGATGATGATGGTGGTGAAAAAATATCTTTCTGTTTTGAAGTTGGAGAATTCGAAAACATCACAGCAGATGACATGTCATCATGGAAATTAACATATCCCGACGTGGATGTTAGCCTTTGCATTAGGCAAATGCAGGAGTGGGTCATGGCAGATCCCAAGGCACGAGCCAAAAAACAGTGGAAGCGGTTCATTGTGACTTGGCTTGGTAAAAATCAAGAAAGAATGTCTATCGCTATGAAAACAACAGAAAATAAAAATCCTTCAAGGGCATATATCAACGGTAAAAGACTAACGGAGTACGACACAGCATGGTAACTACACCACTATGCATTGGCATACCAAAAGACCTAAATGAAGCAGCTTTAAATGCAAAAATCACGTTCTCACATGATCCTGAGAAAGATTCTAAATGCAGGATTAATATACTAAGATGGCTTAAAAACCTTGAGGGATTTCTTATTCTACATGGGGAGCCTGGACGTGGAAAGTCTTTATCCTCAGTTATTTGCATGCACTATCTGCATAATAAATTACATATTCCATGGCATGAAATGAGATTCATAAACATTTCAGACCTATACCAGGAATGGATTATGGCAATGGACGATAGAGTTGAAATGCACCATAAGTCATACGTTCTTAGAGATGTAAAGGTATTAGTATTGGATGACATGGGAGTAAAAAAGCCCACAGAAGCATTCCTAGACTATATTTATTACATTATCAACGAAAGAGGAAATGACAGAAAAAAAATGACCATAATCACTACAAACCTATCTGGAAAAGCATTTTCAGACATTTTGGGCCCTCGACTTGTTAGTCGCGTTGGTTCCGGGGTTACCATCCAATTTGATTGCGAAGACCATAGGCTCAAAAGAAAGCAATTAGAGCCTATAGGAGCTTAAAAAAACTATTCAAGCTACCTAGAGTCAAAAAATAAAAAATAGAACGTCCAAAGGCTTGTAATGAAGTTTTAAGGCCATTTATAATAGTAAACATAAAACAAAATAAGGAAAAACAGGAAATGAACCCAAAAATCGTAAGCTTCACACCAATCAAAGACGCTAAGAACTTTTTAGGATTCTGCGGATTGCAATTAACCGTTCTTCTCAACGGTCAGCAAATGCCAATAGTTGTTAAAGCTAAAGTGATGAGAAATAGCAATAACGGTCATGTCTTTATCACTATGCATCAGGAGTCTTATCAGAAGCAAGATGGAACCACAGGATATGCAAATGTCGTTAGAATCCCGGAAGAAAAGTTCCAAGAATTCAATAAGGCAACAGCTAAGGCATGGGATGAATATATCGCAGAAAAACATGGTACTAACAATCAAATGTCCGCTCCCACTCAGCAGCAACCAATCTATCCGCATGGGATGGTCCAAAACCAATCAAAACCACAGCAACAATACCAACAAAAACAATACTCAGAGGAGTTACCTTTCTAATATGGAAAATAGACATCTTTATTTTAAATTAAAAAAAATATATGAATTTCTTTCTAATCCAGAAACGATGCATCAAGGTTTTTATGAGCTTGGGCAGCTTACGCAAGATGTTTTGATTGAAGTTTTGAATACCGATAACATCGAAGAAAAAACAAGCTGCGATTGCGATTGTCACGAGGAATAATGGAAAACATTGAGATTATTGTGCCTATGACTTTGAAGTCAGAATCAAATTGCTCAGAGCATTGGACAAAGAAATCTCAACGGCATAAAGAGCAGAAAAAACTGATTTGGTGGCAATTGAAGGACAAAAAACCACCAAAGCAGACTCCAGTTGAAATCACATTAACTCGGATTGCCCCACGGTTCATGGATAAAGGCAATTTGGTGTCGAGTTTCAAGTGGGTAGAAGACGCCATAGCAGAATATTTTCATCCGGGATTAGCTCCTGGAAGAGCTGATGGATTGGGAGACATTGAGTTTTTTCATTCCCAAGAAAAAGGGAATGCAAGAGAAAATAAAATAAGAATTGCCATTAAATATTTGAGTTGATAGAAATCAAAGTGAAATCCAGGCCCTCTCCTGGAAGGTTTTCATGTTATCGTCCAATAAGGCGGCTCTTTCCGGGCCGCCTTTTCTATTTCCAAATCACTTTTGAGTTATCCGGAAATCCCGGACAGTTGGGAATGAAATGTAGACAAATATGTGTAAAATATGTATCTTATATGTGAAATATATATATAAAATACATATTCATAAAACTAAAACACATAAGAAATATATGAAAATTGTAGTAGGGGGAATTAAGGGGGGAAGCGGTAAAACCACAATCGCTACCAACTTAACAGCTATGAGAGCTTCAACTGGTAAGAAAATATTACTGGTTGATTCTGATGAGCAAAAATCATCATCAGATTGGGCCTCTCAAAGAGATTCAATGGGTATAAAAACGAATTGGACCACCACCCAAATGTACGGGGAAACCGTACACTTGGAAGTTTCCAAAATTGAATCGGATTACGATGACATCATTATAGATGTTGGAGGCAGAAATACAAGAAGCCAAAGATCAGCGCTTTTCTGTGCGGATATATTCATTATTCCATTAAAGCCAAGATCATTAGATATTTGGACCGTTTCGGCGGTGAATGAAATGATAGCAGAAATCATCATCTTGAACCCTAACATGAAATGCTATGCAGTCATCAATCAAGCAGACTTTAAAGGGTCGGACAACAAAGAAGCAATGGATATCATTGCAAAATATTCAAATATTAAATGTTTAGGAGTTTCTATTGGAAATCGTAAATCATTCGGTAATGCTATTGCTGAAGGATTAGCGGTATTTGAGATGAAAAGTAAAGATTTGAAAGCAATTGAAGAAATGGATTTATTGTATAGAAATATATTCGCATAGATGCATATGATAAATATATACACAATATATGAAAAATGTGGTAAAAATACACATTAGGCATATAAAATAATTGCAAAAATATACGACAAAGGTGCATATGATTAGAGATAAACAAAATCCTAAGACGAATAAAGAGTTGGAAGAATTGAAAATAAAGATAATACAAAAAGGAAGTGATTCTGAACTGTTAGATAAAAATTTAAATAATAAGTTTAAAGTATTCAATGTTCGAATTCCATATGACCTATATGAAGACTTGGAAAGAGCAGTAAAAAATAGAGTGGGAATTACAAAAACTGGTTGGATTTTGGAATGTATTTCGGAAAGATTAAAAGCCCTATAAAAGGAAAAAAAATGAACATCACACCTGTTGGAAGCTATGTATTATTGAAGAAAAGAAAAGAGCAGGATAAGCCTGGAAAGATTATCATCACAAATTCATCTATAGATCCATACCCTCATCAAGGAATTGTAATAAGCAATGGTTCGGACTGCAAAAAGACGTGGTGTCCCAATACAATTGTAAGACATCAGGCTCATGCAGCACAAACAGTCAATGAGGAATATCTTCTAGTAAACGAGGAACAGATTATAGCTATAATAGGTGAGTAATGACTGAAGAAGAAAGAATAGAAATTGAATGGGAACATCTTCCGTATAGAGTGGAAAATGTATTAAAACTTCACGGAATACAAAATATAGATCAACTTGTGAAACTCTCGACAAGAGAGCTTTTGCAATGGAGGAACTTTGGTAAGAAATCAATTAATGATATTCGTCGATATCTTGCTAAGTATGATCTTAGCTTAAAAGACGAAACTGTAAATCCAGACGTGCAGAAGATGATATTGAAAGATATCCCGGCAATATTGGATAAAATAAGGACGCAAGTAGAAGATTCATGCAGAGAATTGCGATACCTTAGCTTTAAGTTAGAGCAGATTTCAACAGAAGCTAGGAATTTGGATAAAAGATGAATGAAGAAACATTAGAAAATTTCAAATCCCGAATGAATTCAGAATATGCAAAACAAGGATCAATATATTTTGATAGGCAAGGAAGAGAGCTGCAATTGATGGATTGGGCGAGTAAATTCGAGGATAAGGAATATCAAATCGTTAAACAAGACAGAATTGGAAAATACTTTGTAAGTACAGTATGGCTTGGCATAAACCATAGGTTTATGAGAGGAGGCCCTCCTTTGATTTTCGAGACAATGGTTTTTGTAGACGATGAAAAAGATCCATTAAATGAATATCAAGAAAGATACTCAACAGAAGAAGAAGCGGTAAACGGACATGAAGATACGATCGCGATTGTAAAAGCCTATATGAATTTGGAGAAGAGATGAAATTCGAAGGAACTAAAAAATTGAATATAGAATTGCGTGATCTTTTTGAACGCGACTTAAAGAACGTGCTTGTCACTCTTGAAAAGTTGTGCCAAGGGAAAGTAGATCATGTCGATTACGTTAAGGCGTACAAATATTTTGTAGACACATGGAATCCAGATGAGCCAGTTTTGAAAAGATTTCCCGGGTCGATGGGTTATAAGTTTGGTACGCCACCGCCCGGTACCGTAACAACTTTAAAAGAATAAATATAATGAAAGTCGATGTGAATCAAGAAGAATTAGAATTCTTAATGCGTTTCTGCAAACGCGCCATTCAGTTGGCTACTCAACTTGGAGATAAGGGCGGCACAATATTTGACCCGGAAAGAGGTGAGAATATTGAGAAGGCAACAAAGCTCTACATTAAGCTTGAAAGAGCTTACCATACAAGGAATGAAAATGGAATGGATTAGCGTTAAAGATAAACTCCCAGAATTATATGATTTTGTTTTGGTTTTTGCAGATAATCAAGGAACCAATGAGCCTAAACCATTTTCTATTGCTAGGTGGGAATCTGAAAAGTGGGAATTTATTAATCATTCCCCTCTTATGCCGAATTATGGAGCATATATGGAAATGGAATATAATATGGATTCTGAAGATGTAACCCATTGGATGCCTCTACCACAACCACCAAACCGTAACAGAGAGTGAGGAATAAATGATCAGTCTTTTCCCAATATGCACAGTATGCAAAGAGAAATGCGGGAACTCTCAAATTATAAGCTATTTTAAACAATCTCCTAATGGGGGAATGACAACAAAAGCTTGCTGCATGCCGTGTTCTAATATCACCAATGATAAATGGTTAGAAAATGGATGGAAGAAAAATGCAATGGATTAGCGTTAAAGATCAATTACCGAAATTGGGAATCCAATATCGTTATCTTTTTCTGAATGGGAAAAAGGATGTGACGTTTGGCTATGCATATGATTGGCCTCCTGAAGATGATCGGCGCATTTGGATTAACGACATGGATAATGAGACAAATGAGATAGCCACTCACTGGATGCCACTACCACAACCACCAGAGAAATAAATGAAATACGTAATCTATTTAAGAGTTAGTACAGATCAGCAAGCTCAATCGGGACATGGTTTAGAAGCACAAAGAGCCATGTGCTATCAATATATTGCTAATAAAGGGCAAGGATGCAGCGTTCTAGAGTTTAGCGACGAAGGGATTAGCGGATCTAAAACTTTGGAAAAGCGTCCTCAGCTATTTGCAGCAATTAATTCTCTTGAGAAAGGGGATATATTGCTTATCTCAAAGAGAGATAGAATAGGCCGTGATCCTATTGTGAATGCCATGATTGAAAGAGCAGTACAAAGAAAGAATGCCAGACTAATAAGCGCAAGTGGGGACGTGAGCGATAGTAATGATCCTACATCAATTCTTATGAAAAGAATGATAGATGCCTTTGCAGAATATGAGCGATTAATCATTGGAGAAAGGACTAAAGCATCTTTACAAGCAAAGAAGAAAAAGAACGAAAGAGTGGGATATATTCCTTTTGGATATAAGCTTTCTGAAGACAAAATCCATCTTGAGAGAAATGAAGGAGAACAACAGATTTTAGACATGATCAGAATGGGTAGAAAAGATGGGGCTTCATTTAGAAAAATAGCTCAAGATTTCAATGAAATGCAAATTACCAATAGATTTCTAAGACCTTGGAACCATGTATCAATAATAAGGGTGATGAAATGACTTGGAGACTTTGGTGCAATCGACACATAGACAAAATTGAAGATGATGAAAATTATCTAGTCTCCTATAAAGACTCAGATGGCAACTACTCACATCCTATCAGAGCATATTATATAGCGGAAGATGATGCTATGTTTCCTACTGATTCAAGCTTTGCTTTTCCCCTGAAACCTGATATTTATATGCCAATGCCAAAGGTGCCGAAATGATTTTAGAAATTATATTATGTGTAATATTCGGTAATTTTCTCTGGTCTATTATAAATGCAATAATACAAAAAATTTGGGACAGGTATGAATGATTATCTTCGATTCAGACGCAAACTCTATTGCTATGTGGCGCAGAAGAGGAATATTCGTTTTTGATGTGAATCAATCTGGAAAGGAGTTTTAAACGTGCAAGAAGTTGATTGTTCTGAACGCATGCCAATTAAAAAAAAGAAATATAAGGTTTTCTATACCACTCAGAATTTAAATGGAGGATTGAGTAGTTCTGGGCATATATTAGAATTTGACGGTACTAAATTTTTTGATCCTAGGTCTGTTGGAAAGTACCCTTGCTCTAACTTTCATTCATGGGATTATTGGGAAGATTGGGATTGCCCTAAATGTAAAAACGAAATGTTTTTATGCGAAAACCCTAATGAAACAACCTTTAGATGCGTCCATTGCGATCATAAGGAGTTTTAGATGTTAAGGGAAGATATAATTATCAGAATAACTGCTGAAGAATTCCAAAAGTTACGGACATGTAAAGATTGGTTAGAAGTTTGTCATTATCCACGAATTGATCTGGCAGATAAAGATGAAGCTGGAAGGATTGAAGATGTTCGATTCTTTTTTAAATCATGGCAGAAAGATAAATAGAAATGCAATGCACCATAGAAGACCTACAGGAAGCCTTAGTGGATGAAAGAATTACAATTCAGCAATTCATTGAGGTGTTGGTAGATAATTTCGGTGCAAAGAGAACTAAGAAGATCATTAAGCATAATGTGCGATTGGCCATGAAACAGGAAAGGAAAAATGGACACATCAAAAAGTGAATTCTTCCACTTTGGCATTCTACCCGAAGTTTGTATTCATTCTTTAGATGAAGATGAATATTCTAAAATGTATATACCAAGAGAAAAGTGCGATTGTGGAAATGATAAATGGATTGATTCAACAATGAAAATCGTTAAAGATTTTATGGGTTATGAATTTCCAAAAAAGTTAGTGCATAGATGCTCACATTGCAATGAAGTTCGATTGGCTGATCATATAGGAAAAAAATAATGGAAAAAAGAGAATTAGAAATTGGAGACGTTCTTCAAATTACTCCAGAAGGAGATCAAGGCCATTGGGGAGGAATGCTTATTGTATGTACTGAACCTAAATCATGGGGATGCCAGGGATATATCTTACATACCGGAGATTTTCCTGCAGTAAGATTTGATGGCGTGGCATACAGACGAGTTAAATTCGAAGACATGGAATATGTAGGGCAATTGCCTTGGATAAGACAGGAAAAAGAAGATGAATGATTCATTTGGAAAAAGAGTGAAACAAAATATTGATAAAAAAGAACATCCTTTCCCTAATGAAGAATTGAATCTCATTATGAAGTTAAATAAAGAAGGCAAAATTCCTGTTGAAGAAGTGGCCATCCTTTCAAATTTGATCCATAAATATCTTAATCTAAGAGCGGATGTTTTTCATGATTATTGACTGTATTTCAGACCTTCACGGATTTTACCCTAAGCTAGAAGGCGGAGATTTGCTTATTGTGGCTGGGGATTTGACTGGTAGAGATAGAAGAGACGAATATATATATTTCTGCTCATGGATAAGAAATTCAGGGTATAAAAAAATAGTGGTTATTGCGGGAAATCATGATAACTTAATGGAAAAAGAACCTGAATTTTTCTTAAGCAATGATCAGGTTTCATATCTTTGTGACTCTGTGACAGAATTTGAATATGAAGAGCAAATTGATCATCCTGCTTCTACAGAACATGTTTCCATCGATGTTCTCATGTATCAAACAAAGAAACTAAAAATCTGGGGCTCACCCTGGTCCTTAACATTCCCCGGCATGAATCCGCACTGCAAGGCTTTCACATGCGATACTGAAGAAGAATTAGCAGAGAAATGGGCTTTGATTCCTCATGATACTGAAATTCTTATATGCCATACACCAAGCTGGGGGCTTCATGATTCAGTAGATGGTAAACGATGTGGTTCACAATCCCTTACCTCTTGGATTTCTAATCATGTAAATACTCTTAAATTATTCATTTGTGGACATATTCATGAGGGATATGGAATATATGATATTCGGAATTTACAGGATCATTTTGATGATATGTATACTACTATTCATGTGAACGCCAGCCATGTAAACGAACGATATCAGCCAGTCAATAAACCTATTAGAGTGATTTTATGAATTCTGTAGATAATCCTTCTCATTATTTAGGGAAAAAGCTATCCGCAATAGATATTATAGAAGATTTTGAGCTAAATTTTCATCTAGGAAATGTAGTAAAATATTCTCTACGCGCAGGAAAAAAAATAGATGAACTTGAGGATTTAAATAAAGCGCTGTGGTATTTAAAACGACATATAACAAATGTTGAAAAAGAGAATAGAAAATGAGCGGTGAATGTCTATCTTGTAGCGAACATGCGCTTGAATGTAAGTGTAAACCATTTTGTTGGCCTCAACAAAATGGTTGGATTTCAGTTTTAGAAGGAAAACCTATTGTGGGAAGGATATGTCTTCTATATCAAACATATCCTCCACGAACACTG